GATCTATTTCTAAACCAAATGCTTTATTTAATATCCATCTAACCGCACCTTTTAACATATCGAATGGCGCACCAATAAGATCTCCTACAAAACCTCCTATACCATCACCTAGTTTTGCAATGAAACCCTCTTCATCTGAGTTTCTGTATGCTTGAACACCATCAAACAATGCAAAAATAAATCCTAGAGGCCACAAGACTTTCTTTATCATACCACCTACAACTTTTGCACCACCTAAGATATTACCACTAATAAAAGAAAATAATTTTTTACCCGAACCTGTCGCAAACTCTGCAACCCCCTCTGTTATATTCATAAGAGGTTTTAATAATCTATTAATTTGAAATGTAACCCTACCGATAATGTTATTTTTAAATAACCCATCACTACCTTTTAGTGCAATAGGTTTACCATCTACACCTAATCCAAAAAGTTTTAGTGCATTTATACGCAAAGCGTTAAGACGCATTTTTATCTGTTTACTAATTGGTGGAACTTTTTCAAATTGACCTTGTGCGTTTCTGGTAACTAATCCTTCTGCAGTTAAACCAAAAATACCTAGTGCTAGGTTTCTTAATTTTACAAGTCCATTTGTTAATGTTAGTGGAAGCGCTTTCATCATATCAATTTTCTTGATAGCGTCTAGTTCCCATCCTCTAAAACCTGCAAATGCCAAACTTAATGCCGCTAGTCCACCAGTCAAAGGTAAAATCATTTTAGGTAATGAACTTATTAATGAACCTAATCCAAACGCATCTCCGAGACCAAAACCACTTCCTCCGTCTTTTGCTTGTTTACCTTTTGCTCTTTGGACAGTATCTTTCTTTTCTCTCTTCTCACGTTCTGCTTCTAACTTATCGCCAGCATTCGCCTTTTCTCTAAGAAAAAAAGAACCTAGCATCTTATTAAGTTTACCAAGTTCATCTTTCACTGACTCTTGCATAGTCAACATCTGATTGTCAGAGAAACTCTCATTAGCGTCTCTCTGTCTCATAACCTTTATTAGATCGTTTAACGTTGCCTCTGCCATTTTATCTTCCTACTTCTATTGGAACGCAATATGCTTCCCCATTTATTTTATTTGCATACTCAATACACGTTTCAAAGTCCCAAAATCCCTCATCCATTTCTAATATAGTTTCACCATTACCCAGATGAACCATTATTAAAAACAAATAGAATATGTTATCTACCTCTGCATTTGTCTTCTTTGTTCTTCTTCTTTTATAAAATCAACTAACATATTTACGTAGACTTCTTTTTCCCATGGTATCATCATGTCTATCTCATTCAATGAATATTTGTGGTGTTGCATTAAATCAAAATTAGTTTTGTAATGCACCATCAAATTAGTATGAGATAGACTAATTAAAAAAAATCTTGCATTCCTTCCAAGGTCATTTTCTGGTCTTCATTACAACCTACACATTTAAATTGAATGTCGTGTTTTAAACTAGGTTGGTTCTCAACATAATTTCTTATTTTAGTAAACTGATCACTAGTCATAGATTCTAAAAACTCTATACACTCATTATAAGATGTGTCTTTAAAACTTATTCTTTCATCATCTGTTAGCACTGCATCTATAGATGAAACGATTAGTGCGAATATTCTATCCATTGAACTTTGATTTTCGCCTGTTATCTTTTCATTGTTTGCAACCTGTAAGTAAGTAGGTGATTTCATCTCTACTAAAACATTGTCTGTCAAGTTTATTTTGTGATCAGGTATTTCTCCATGAATTTTTATTTCAGATAAATTTACACTCACTTCATTCTGATGTTCACATGAGGGGCAGTTAATTCCAATATTAGTAGTTTCGCCAACCGACTTTCCTCTTATCTGTGTAAACAGATATTCAACATCATATGATGTCATCTTTTGTGTGTCAATGTCATCCTGAACACACGATTCAATTGTATCAATGATTGCATGTGCAATCTGTTTAGGATCTTGTGACTCCATTGCAACCAACAAGATCTTTTCTTCTTTTACAACAAAAGGTCTGATTCGAACTTCTTGTTTTAAAGATGGTATAGTTACCGAATACTTCGGCATATCATTTAATTTAGGCAATGCCATAATTTACTCCTAAGATAATATAGATCCAAATCCACCACTAACAGAGATGAAGCCTTGTGGATCATTAATCGCTTGCCATCTCGTATATGAGAACTGTACAGTCACTTGTACTAGTCCATCCAATTCATTATTCAATTCAATTGCACTTACGGTTGTTGGAAATGCATCAACCAAAAGTACTGAATATACTGTGCCGCCTCCTAGTCCTACGTTTATAGATGCAGGGCCGACATCAATGTTCTTATTTATTATAGGTTTTCTTAATTGGTGAATACGGATATCTCTCTGATAATCTTTCTTGTATCCTACTATATGCAACTCCTCAGTAAGCATAGTAGACATCCACCTGTCTATATATTTTTTTACCCCATAATCGTTGAGTGCATAGAACGTCATCGACACGTCATCTACTGCATATCCATGCACAATCTTTTGAAACTCTAATCCGATTCTACGATCATGAGTCATCATTTGTTTTCCAGGCAACGTTGTATTACTACAGAGTATGTTTAACTCATTACCACCAAGTGATGCAATTCTACTTAATAGATTGTTAGTACCGATAGTAGGCAACTCTACAAGAAAGTTACTTGTTCTTGCAAATCCTAATTTAGAGGATGCTAAACTCTTTAACGTATCAACACTTGCCATTAAATCATACTCCTAGAATCTGAATATACTTTACTTCTATTACCTTCAAAATCTGCAGTCGGTAAGAACGTTGCGATTTCCCATTCGGGTGCGGATACTCTCGCAAGTCTACTCTTTACATGTGCAAACAAATAATGTTTATAACATGGTTTAAAAAATCTTAGTTTAGCAGTAGCAGTTAATACTTTATAAGATAACTCGAACCTTGTACTATCATCGTATTTTTTATTAGTAGTTATGTTCATCAATGCATCTAACATCTTTGCTCTTAGCACTGGGGGTAGATAGTGTAGGTTCAATCCATAGAACCCACCTTCTGCAGGCCCGACTATGATTGACAGAGGAAACCTGTCATAGTAAGGTAAGGTTTTCTTGTGTTTTGGATCATAGAAGAACATATTCATCGAACCAATTAATGGTTGTGACTTGTTGACTAGTTTCACTTGTTCATCTTGCATCAACTGATTTCTATTGACTTTACCCATTGACGATAGTTTACTACGAAACCAAGCACGAGATTGTTGAGTTCGTGGGGTAATCCCTGCACGAAATGCTTCTTGTTCTACTTTGGCAAATAAATTAGACATAACACTATTTATAACTATTTTTTAGGTTTTTTTCTAAAAGGTTTCAAAGGTTTTAATTTCTTAGTCTTCTTAAACTCTTTCAGTATTCCCATAGACTTCAACGTCTTCTCAGTCCAGATCTGAAATTCCCATCCACGGTCTTTCGCATAGTCGTTTGCTGCTTCCCACTTGTTCATGTTCTTCACGTATGTCATTGCTTCACCAATGTATCGTTTAGACTTGCCTGGATTTTTCGGGAGTTCTGTCTCTTTCTCTGGTTTTATTTCTACTAGTATTGTATTACCAGCCTCGAATGTAATTTTTAAATCAACAAAGTATCTATGCATACGTTTATCCACGTCCCAGAAATATGGAACGACAGTTTCTTCAGAAGACCAGTACTTTACCTTTGGGTTCCTTTCACACCAGAGAAAACAATCTTTTTCCCAGTGAGATCTATAAGTCACCTTATCGGGGTCGCCCTTGTACTTCTTTAAATTTCTTACTTTGTATTTTCCAGAATATGCCATAGTTTCGTTATAAATAGGATTACATAAATTATATTTATCAAGGAAATAACATGGCAGGCAATATTGGTATTCCAGATCAGTTTAGACAGGCAAAAAGCGCAGTTGAAGGTCTATTGAAAAAGAGTTTTAATAAAGCAGAGGATGCAAATTCAAATATAACAAACAGAACATCAGGTGGTGCTTTTAGATATCCATTAGATGAAAGTTATCCTGTCTATATGCACTATAGAGTTCGTGAAGTTATTCCACCTTTAAGAAACGCCACAGATCAAGTTAATGAATTGTATCAAGCACAAGTAGATACTGAATTAAAACCAGTCAGGGGTGTTCAGGAGATTGGTGGATACGATAATGTTTCTAAAATGCAAGAAAGTGCATATCAGTTCAGAACATCAAGAGATGCGGCCGCAAAACTTGCAGCTGAAGATAGAGCAAAATTTGCTGCTAGATCAGGTGCAAAAGAAGGATTACTAGGATTTAAAACTGCATATTTAGAAAATCCAATTGATATAAGATTATACATGCCGCCTGGAGTTTTGTTTGGTGATAACGTTCAATACGCTGACGCACAATTAGGTTTGTCTGGTGCGGCAGGTTTGCAAGCATTCAATGACACAGGTAGTGGTATGAGTGCAATAGGAAATATGTTGAGTGAAACTGCATCAAGTTTAACAGGATTATTCTCAGGTGGTGGAAGTCTAGATACTGCAAGAGTTGCAATGGCAAGAGGAGTTCAAGCATACTCATCACTACTAACTTCTGGTCAACAAGCTGCATTCAACCTTGGTCTTCAAGTTACTGTCAATCCTAATACCAGATCTGTATTCCAAGGTGTATCGGTGAGAAACTTTTCTTTTACATATGATTTTTATCCGACATCTAAATCTGAACAAAATTCTGTAGAAAAAATAATTAAAACATTTAGAACCCAGATGTATCCCCAAGCAATTCCAGAATCAGCATTGCAGGCAGGATTTCCATTAGGATATAAATTTCCGAATTTGTTTGAAATAAGTTTTAAGTTTAACAACGCTGAAATACAAGGAATGCCTAAACCATTATTTTGTTTTTTAAGAAGTGTGAATACTGCATATAATCCAGGCGGTATGTCATTTCATGATCAGGGTAAACCTACACACGTAAGCATGTCATTAGCATTCCAAGAGTTCCGCGCATTGAACCAACAAGATATAGAGAACGGACACTAACATGTCAAACTATTTTACAAACTTTAGTAATGTTGATTATGTGTTTGGTGATGATTTTGCTAAAAAGGGTGGTGCTGAACTAACACTAGAACTTTTTCAAGACATAACTTCTTATGTAGATTTTATAGATGACTTAAAAGATCTAGCACCATATTACCAGACATACTATGTTTTAGATAACGATAGACCAGATCAGGTATCATATCAAATATATGGAACGACTGATTATCACTGGACGTTCTATCTAATGAATGATAACATTCGTAGACAGGGATGGCCTCTATCGATGAGAGCACTTGATGCAAAGGTAAAGAGAGATTTTCCACACAAGTTTGTGAGGTCACATGCGGATCTTACAGGGATCATGATCCCAGGCCAGAGAGCATTTGCATCAAACTCTGCGGCGGGTGGTAGAATACTAAGAAGAAACCTAGACCTCGGTGAGATCATTATACAATCTGAAAGAGATTTTACAGTACCAGAACAACTGACTAACACAGTGTATAGTGGAGTCACTTCATCCGTTACAGTTTTTGGAACTGGTGACGAATACAATGCAACCCATCATTACGAAGATGGTGATGGTGAAAGAATAGATATAGATCCAAGACAAGATGCAGGAGCACTAGTAACAAAGATTACTAATTACGATTACTATGTTAGAGAAAATGATAAATTAAAAGAGATAAAAGTTATTAGACCAGACTCTATACAGGCAATCATTGGTAACTTCTTTGAAGCAATAAAATCATGAGTAATGAAAATTCTCCTATAGGTGGTCAACAGTCCACTTCCGTACAACTTAAAAAGGCAACTTTGAGATCGAGTAGGACTGCTACATCGATTGATATAACTTCTGTTGTTTTAGAACTTAGTATGTATGAAAATTTAGCAAGACCTTTTATTACAGGTTATCTTGCGGTGACTGATAGTGAAAGACTTGTAGAGAACTTTGACATTCAAGGTGCGGAAGAGATAGAGATAATATTCAAGAGATCTACAGAGAAATCTAGTGTAAAAGAAATAAAACAAACTTGGATTATACAAAACATAGAAGCTGAACACAATGTACAAGAATTTACAAACGTTGTGGTGTTTAGACTAATAGACAAAGAATCATTTAGATCTGGATTGAAAAATGTAAATAAATGTTTGCAAGGTCAACCATGGGAAATTATAGATCAAATACTAGTCGAGTATTTAAACAGAGATGATTTAAGAACTTCTGCAGATCTTAATAATTCTGAAACAATGAAAGTCATCATTCCAAACATGACACCCATTGAAGCTACACAATGGATTAGAAATAGATCTTTAAATCAAAATGGTTATCCATTTTATTTTTACAAGTCTGCGATGACAGGAGAATACTTCTTTGCAGATTTAGAAACTTTAATATCATCACCTGTCATCAATGAAAAACTTCCACTATCTCCAAATCAATCTGCAGGTTCTTCTGAGAGTAAGTCAACCACTTCCACAATATATAAAATGGAACAACATGCGGTAGACAACTTATATAAGTTAATACAATCAGGAATAGTAGGATCTCAAAACAGATATTATGATGTTACCAGAGGTGATTTTGAAATAGTGGACTTCAATGTTAATAATGATTTATTGGTAGAATTACAAGGGTTTAATACAAGACAAGAAAAACCGTTGTTAGATGGTCGCCTTGCCTTTGATGATGTCGCTATATCAAACTACCAAGCAAAAACAATATCTCAGATAAGTAGTGCAAGAGTTTTTAATGATATGAAATCCTACGATGAAGCAGGAGACATTGGTGATAACAGAAAGAAAATAAAATCTCATGCTATGAGAGAACTTATGAATAAAACTCCTTTATCAATTATGGTAGAGGGTGATAGGTGGATACATGGTGATAATCATTATGGTGTTGGAAATAATATAAAAGTATTAGTCAGATCAAAAGCAGACGATCCAGACAATCCATCTGTGGATAGAAAACAATCTGGAGACTATTTGATTATAACTGCAAAGTATGTTTTAGATATGACACAAGGTAAAGTGGGTGCTACATTTAAATGCGCCAAGTTTGGAAATTATCAAAACGATGCATATAACGTGGGTGGTGGAATATGATACCAGATACACATAAACATTATTACGGTGATGAAACCAGATGGTTTGTTGGTAAAGTTGTTCAGGCACATGGAGATCCTGAAGAACTTGGTCGTATTAAAGTTAGAATATATGGTGTTCACCCAGACAATCAAGCAGACGCAGAAGTATACGATTTACCATGGGCCTCTGCAGTAGTTCCTACAACTGAAGGTGGTAGTTCAGGGTTTGGTGCTACGGTTGGATTAAAAGAAGGTGCACAGGTATTTGGTATATTCCTAGACGGTAAGAACTCACAGTTACCATTAGTGTTAGGATCGATACCGAAGAATGAAAGATTACAAACTCCAAGATATAATGAAACAAAACCTTTTGCCAATGAGAGAAGTGTAGGTAACTCAAACGTAGGTGCATCACCACCTAGACAGTCAGGAAATGAAGAAGGTGTTAAAGTTGATATTGGTCAAGGTGACGGTAGAGTTACTATGGCAAATCAGAATGCGACTCGTAATCAACCAATAGATTCAAAACTGTTATTGATCTTACAGAGAGCTGCAACAGATGCAGGAGTTGACGTTGTAGTTTTTAGTGGTGGTCAATTCAGAAGAGACTCTGGTAATCCTAGAAGAGTTGGATCGATACGACATGATGAAGGTCTTGCGGCAGACATACATTTATTTTCTGGTAAACAAAGATTAAGTACTTCGAGAGAACATCCTGTTGTTGCTAAGTTCATATCTGCAGTAGTTGCGGCAGGTGCAAAAGGTATTGGGTGTGGGCCTGGGTATATGGGTTCTGTCGGTATCCACGTTGACATGTGGGGTGCAAAGGCAGGTAGTAAGACTTGGGGTAGAAATGCTAGACGTGCGAATACTCCTGATTGGGTTCTTGCCGCATATGATCTGGGATTGAAATATGGTGGATCAGGAAAGCCTGGTCTTGTACCCAAAGAACTTATTGCAAACAAGGTCAAAGAGAAATCTCAGGCAACCTCAGAGTTTTCTACTGAAGCACAGAAAGCAGTGAATAGACGTGCGGCGTTAGAGGGAACTAAGTCAAATGACGTAGGAAAGACTTCCAATACGGGATTTACTACAGTATCAACAACCACTGGGTATGATGAGATAAAAGATCTTCCAGTCGCTGCAGTGATGACAAATGATATTCCTACACAAGACATAGAGAAAAAAGGATCTGATACAACGACTATAAGTGATCTTACAGGTGGTTCAAATACAAATGGAACTTTAGATGAAGTTGTTGTCCAAGCAAACCCAAAAGGTATGGACGTTGCACTAAGAGAAGTTGTAGGAGTTCCAGGCGAAAAAGTTTCGAACATAGTAAGAGAAGCATCACCTATCGAAGATGAAATCAAACAGGCAGTTGATGTTCAACAATCAGGTGGGATAGAACAAGATACAGGTGCAAAGGCTGCAACAGCGTCTAAGAAGGTTTCGAAAGAACTTGGTGATCCTTTTGGATTTGAAAATGAATTTGGTGGTATAGGTAGTGGAGTTAGTAATATTGTTCCTGCGTTGGTATCACAGGCATTTGGTAAAGAGGGTGTGTCTGACATAGATACTGACACTGAGTTTGTTAATCAAGGTATTAAGTTGACAAATGAAAATGGTGGTAAAGAAACTCCACCTCCTATTGTAAAATCGGGGGGTACATCAAACGTATCTAACGTTGTTACTAATCCTACAGGTGAACCACCAAACGATAGAATAACGTATGTTGTTGGATTGGGTGATGGTAACTGGGCAGGTGCAAACAGTCGAGGAACTGCAGTAGGTGGTACATTTGATTTTAAATCATTACAGACTTATGATCACATAGAAGCAGAAATGAAGTTTGCATATGACCAGAGAGAGATAACAAGTTTAATTATCGATTGGTCTAGACTACCTAGCGGTTATGATAATTACAATGTAGATAGAATACATGAAGATGTTAAAAGAAAACACAATGAAAGATACGGTAGTAAAGTCGTGAATGCCAATCCTTTGGGTTTTGGTTTACAAACTAATTTCTACATTCATCAGAGTGGTACTGTTAAAAAGGTTGTACCTGCAAAAGAGGCAGTGAAATCTCTGAAGTATCCAAAAGAAAGAAACGATATCTATGCAAACTGTTTGTTCGTAATGATAAACAGTTCTGAAGAGAGTCCACCCACCGCGAAACTGTGGGAGTCTTTGAATGAGGTCATACGTGCATTCATAGATATCTTTCCAGGCGGTGAGATTCTAGGGACTAAAGATCTCGCACCATTGAACTCTACAGACGGGCCTGGTTTCGATGTCAGGGGTTATGTTGCACGTAAGTTTGGTAAGGACACAACTTTCACAGACACTATTGTTACTTCTATACCATCTGCATCTGAACTTGCAGACAGAGAACCAGAAACTATCGTCACACCAATGACAAGTCAGGATAAGAAACCTAAGATAAAAGATACCGTAAAGAATGCAACTGCAGAAGCAGTAAAATTTGATAGGGTAGCAGAGTCTTATAGAACTAACAATTCATTAGTAATAGATGCACAAAGACAGAAGTCAGACGAAGCAAGACAGTCTGTTGCCGCAGATGGATCTGGCAAGTCTAGTAATAAAGTTAAAGTTCTTGATGAAGCAATAGATAAGTCACTAACATCTAATCTATATCACAAGTCAGAGGCATTAAAGAATGGTTTACGATTTGATCAAACATCGAAGACGTTTAAAGGAAGATAATAATGGCTGACGATTTAGATAAATTAGTTGACACCAATCCAGATCTGAGTAAAGACGGATTTGCAGATCCCACAAACAACTATCCACGAAAAGAATATGATAACACTGCGTCCACAAACCTAGCATCAAGAGGTTTGAAGAACAATGAGTTATACATTGGTGGTAGTACAACAGATCTCAACTTTGATCTTAGAGACAACGGTGTTTCTCAGTATCCATTGAATCAGGTCAAAGAAACTATATCAGGTCATGTATCTGAGGTAGATGATACTCCGAACAACGAGAGACTCTTATGGAAGCATAAGACAGGTTCTGGTGTCGAGATGCGTCCAGATGGTACGGTCATCGTGTCATCTCGTCACAATACAATTCATATTACAGGTGGTGATCAGAAAGTTCTTATAGAAGGTGATGGTGATGTCCACTATCTTGGTAATCTAAAACTTCACGTGACAGGAGACATGGACGTAGAGGTTGGTGGTAACTATAACTTGCAAGTCCATGGAGACAAAACAGAAGAGATCTATGGTGGATCTTCTACAGTCGTTCATGAGAATAAGATAGAAACTGTATCGGGTAATAATTCTAAGTTTGTAGCAGGTACAAATACGGACACTGTATTATCTGACAATAACCTAACAGTTAAAGGTAATCAGACTGAACGTATCGGTGCAAAACTCGCACAGTATGTCGGTGACAACATCACAATGACTGCACCCAATGACATGAACTTTACGTCTAAGAGTATCAACATTGCTGCAACTGATTTATCCGCAATCGCAACTACAGGAGTAATAGGCGGAGACAATATGATCTATTACGCAAAGAATTACTATGGAACATCTGCTACATACACTGATGGAGTTACCGCACCTGCCTTTCATGGAGATCTTCAAGGTACAGCTGTTAGATCCATTACTGCAGATGTTACAAACT